GCCAAGAATCGCTCGCCATGTCGGCTTTTAAGCGGTCTGTGAGGTTGTTCTGCTCCACCTCAAACAGCTTGGTGTCGTTAGCCATCTTAGCCAGCTCACCGTCCTGCGCTAGTTTGGCAAGCTCTGCCTGAGCCTTGGCCTTAGCCTCTGGATCGGGGATGACTTTATCCAGAACCTTGCCAGCAAACGGTAGCAACGCACTAAGCACCGGAAGCATCATCTTTCCCCTTCAGCAGCTCAGCAGCGGTTTTAGCACCCTGTCGGCCAGCGATACCACCGACAGCGCCGATAGACAACATCATTACGTCTTTCAGGATTGATAGAAATTTCTCATCAATCGGGCTGATGTTCTCCATGTCATGCTCAACAAATAACACGCCGAGGATGATGGAGACAACAGAGACAACTAGGATAAATGTGAGTGATAGGGCAATAACCGCCCACACCCTACTCTCGATCTGTTCCGTAGTCATGGCTCACCATACAAAGCTAATCAGCAGGCAGATGACAAAACCAGAGATTGCCAGAGTAAAAGCAAGAATGTCTTTTTCGTCTTTCATCGCGGCCATGCCTCATAGATGTATGCGCTGATGTGATACAGGATGATCCCGCCAAGACCGACAACAACAGCCAGCAGAGCTCGTTCCTTGCGCTGTTTCTCTAGCCGTTCTTTCTCACGCTGAGCTGCCAATTCAGCCGCCTTTCGCCGTTGCACGACTGCATTGTGCTCTGCATGGATCTCGTCCCACACATCGCCCTGCCCAGACCAGATGAGGTACTGTCGTAGCTCCTCGGTCATCTCTCGCACCCTACGGGCTGCGATAACAGACTCCAGAGCCTCCGACATAGCCGACTTGTTAGCAGCAGCCTCCTGCTGCATAGCGGGCTTTTTAGCGCGTTCCTCGTTCGATGCCTTCTGGATCTGGTCTTGAGCGTCAAACAGGCTCATAAACTCGCCCAAGCAGTCCTTGGCCTGCCTACCGATGGATATGGCTTTCTTGATGCCCTCTACCGCAGCCTCGGCAGTGGCCAATGCTACGGCAACCTCGATCATGTCACACCTTCAGAACCAGACCCAGCAACAGCACGATGATAAACCCAGCGCTGCCAATAAGGATCTGCTCTAACCGTTTGAGTCTTGCGTTGATCCCTTCGTATCGAACAGCGCAGACCTGTTCGTGAGCTGAGAAGCGGTTTTCAAGTTCCATGATTACACCCAGGGCAGAGGTGGTGACACTACAACAGGGTGCTTCTGTAGAGCAATCTGCTGTGCTACAGCGGCTTCGGTAGCGTCTTTATCGACCCCGTTCGCCCAAACCCATCCCAAGACTTGATCTTGCGTCAAGTCAGCGTAACTTGTAAAGGATGAGGCGTCTGGAGCAGGAACAGAACAAGTGGAGTAAACACTTGCAGAATACGTCTTGTCGCCATCGACCTCGGTTTTCGAACAGCGCCAGTGAACGGTAATCACTACATCCGAGAGATCGCCTTCTTGCACACGGCATTCCATCGAACTAATGCTCCAATCCATGATTTACTCCTCTACAAATTCTTTGACCGCATCAAGGCCAAAGTGATCGTTGACAAAACGGAGCAGGCGCTCAACGTCAATCCGCAGGACTTTACCTGACGGGGTGTGTTTGGAACGGAAAATCCATTCGTTGGTTTCAGAATCGTGCGGAGACAGCAGCGTTGCATTACCGGCTGCGTCCATGACGTTTGCTTCACCAGCGGCTGAGTAAAACGACACGCCGTTTGCAAGAGTGCCAACAGGAGCCGTGCCGTCAAAGATGTCAACTCGATTTGTTCCTGCCGTTGTCGCACGAGCCGCCGCGCCTCCAACTTGGACGCTGCCGCCAGACGATGTTTGAAAATTCCCACCGCTGGTGATACGGGCGCGTTCTGTGGGCGAGCTTGCCCCGTCAGCTGTAGTAGAGAATACTAAACGACCTGGCATATCACCTGAACCTGGAGTTCCATCTACAGCACCAGTAATAAACGCACCAGCTCTATATGCAGCTCCGTCATATCCTCTAAATGCTACTGTTCCTAATTCATCACCTGAAGCAACTATAGCGTTTGAACCAACACTTGCTCCTCTGTTCTTGTATAAGGACAACGCAGGCCCGTTTGAGTTATTTGCAAACCTATATCCTTCAAATGGGTCTACGCTTGAACTAGCACTCTGAATTTGAGCTGTACCTATTGCTGATGTAGCTCCTACTAACAACCTGCCACTAGCATCCAGCGTCATCGCCTGGGTGAAGGTGATCGTGTTGCCTGCTGTGCCGGAGGCTGCGGTGTACCAAAGATGCTGTCCGTTTAGTTGCGTGTACTCCGTGGCAAACGAAGATGCAATGTATTTTCTCGCACTGCCGTCATAGAAATAATTGTACCCAAGATATGCTGCTGCGCTCGTTGCCCAAAGTGATGCGTTACGGTTTTGTATCGCTGTGCTTGATGAGCCCCAAGCACTCGGCGTCACCCCCCCCAGACCGAGGTTGCCAACCGTATCCACGCGCACGCGCTCTGTAGGTGAACCACTCAGGGCGCCCGTGGATAGGATCAGCTCGCCGTAGGACTCGACAAACGACTTGGTGGAATCAACCTTGAGGCCGACACTCGGGGACGCAGTTGTTGCGCCACGGGTAACAATCAGACCTGCCGTTCCTGATGCGTTTCTGACATCCAACTGAGCGCGGGGGGTGGCGGTGTTGATGCCAACATCACCCGCAAAATAGTTCGCCGCAGTACCCGACGCATAGATGTTCCACTTGTTCGTACCAGAGGAAACCAGCGAGGTGATGCCGTAGTTGTTAGTGCCTTGGGTTTGGTCGGCAACTTGAATACCGTACCAGTTTGTAGCAGTAGCTGATGCGCCTTTGCTTCCAGACCTGACAGATAACCCAAAAACGTTGTTTACGGTAAAAACAGCATTCGCAACTTGCGGAAATGCGTCAAACGCAATAATAGAATTCGTTGCAGCAGACGTTCCTGTTGGCTGTGCTGAAACACCGTATTGCAAGGTTCCTGTGAGCGCTGTCGGCGCAACAGTAACCGCCGTAGATGCCCCCGGAGCACCCCCCACCCCTATATACCCATTCACCGTCACAGTGTCGGTGGTAGCATCACCAAGGGTTACGTTGCCTGTGACGTTGGCAGAGCCTGTTACAGACAGGGTGTTGGTAGGCGAACTCGTCCCAATCCCAACCCGATCCGTAGACGCATCTGCAAAAATCAGATTGGCATCCGTATCACCCTCAACCCTGAAGTCAACATTCGCACCGTTCTCGTTGAACACAGCACCACCATTAGCCGTGAGTGCTGTAGAGACTGCGACCGCCCCAGTAGAGTCCGTCAGGACGATAGCAGCAGTACCATCCTTGGCCTTGATGTTCGTGACTTCGAGGTTGGTAGTGTCGATGGTGGTGCTATTTAGCGTAGCAGCCGTGACCGGACCATTAAGCGTCGACAGGGTGATCTCATCGGCTTCCAGCAACAGGTTGCTTGCTTCAGCGCTGGGAGTGTTAGTAGCAGTGAGCGTGATCTGGCCAGCCGTTGACTTGGTAGTGTCAGTCAGCGTATGAGTGAACAACAACGAGCCTACAACACGTGTCCCGCTAGTTGATGTTGTACGCGACAACTCAACCGCAGACGAATCAAAAAATTCGGTCGAACTTGAGCTTGCGAACACCCTCGTGCCTGCACTAGTGCTGCCATCAATATGCAGCCGATAATCTGGCGAAGCATTAATCCCAACATACCCTGTTGAGTCTTCAATCGTAATTGCTGAAGTGCCATCTTTTGCTTTTACGTTGGTGACCTCTATGTTCGTGGTGTCGATGGTGGTGAAATTTCCGGTTGTAGCAGTCAGCGCACCTCCGAACGTAGCGTCTGCGCCATTCCAGTAGGCACGAGGGTTTCCATCGCCATCAGACAAAACAACATAGTTGCTTGCTGTACGGATGTCTAAACTACCCTGGTTGCCGCTGTAATTACCTACAATCGTATTCTTATTCCCTGTCGTAATAAGGCCGCCAGCATTGCTGCCAATAGCCGTGTTACTGCTGCCTGTTGCTGCACCAAGCGCACTCTGACCCACGGCGGTGTTGTTGTTGCCGTTCAGATTCGCAGTTAGCGAACCAGTTCCTACAGCGGTATTCAGCGAACCGCCCTGGTGGCTAGTCATTGCCACATGACCGACAGCAGTGTTACCAGTCCCGCCGGTGTTGCTAGTCAAGCTGAGATTGCCAACTGCCGTATTGAGATCGCCAGTAGTGTTAGCAGCAAGAGCACTTCGGCCCAATGCTGTATTGGTCAGCACAGATCCAAGACCCTTACCCAGAGTCACACCGTTGACAATGGCGTCTTTCGTTACCGTGACCGCACCAGTAGTGTCAGCAATAGCAAAAGACGCTGTTCCATCCTTAGCTTTGACATTGGTGACTTCTAGGTTAGTAGCATCAACAGTTGTTGCGTTTAGGTTAGTAACAGCAGCATCACCAGCAACCGTGATTCCGGTAGACGCTACAGTCAAAACATCAGTACCGTTAACTTGCAGGATTTCAGAGGTCTTAGCATTGACGTACATCGTCGCCGTATTAGACCCTGCTGTATTGTTAGCAGTGACGTATATCTGCGCTGCTGTCGTTGTGGACGCATCCGTCAGAGCATGAACCCATGTCATCGTACCTAACAACTCAGTCGTAAGTGTAGATGTCGTGGTACGGTTAAACAGAACCCCAGGCAGAGAAGACGCAGAGTTGCTTGTAGACTCCAGCGTAATTCCAGGCGTACCAGACGCAGCGGTAACATGGATATTGCGGGTCGGACTGTCCGTGCCAACACCCACACGCCCATCAGCAGCAACAACAAACGGAGTCGAATCAGGATTAGCAGAATCTTCTACAACAAACGCAGCGCCTGCACCCTCTTGAGTGATCCTAACTGCGTTAGACGCCGAATTAACCGCTACAACGACTTCTTTTGAATACGTCGTGATACCAGTAGAGTCTGCTATAGAGAACGCAGCAGTACCGTCTTTTGCCTTAACATTAGTCACCTCGATATTCGTAGCGTCCAACGTAGTAGCAGCGATGTTCCCAATCCAGCCTGTAGAGTCAAAGTAACCAACCGACACGCCACCAATCGCAATCCCAAGCTGATTAGCACCAGCACGATAGATGCCGGTATCGAGATCACCGTAGAACTGGATACCAGGAGCCGCAGCAGTCCCCGCAGGGACGACATACACATCCATCGCGCCTGATTGCCACTCCTTGAGATCAGCCATCATCTGCCGGATGGCATTGTTGATCCCGCTAGGCGCACACCCTTCGGCAATGTTGATGCCGTTGATGTCGGTGTTATCACCGGGAGTGGTGGAAAACTCGCTGATTTTGGTCTTTGACATGATTATTCAACCTCAACAGGCTGCGTTGATGCACCGCTAGCGGGGATATTGAAATAGGTAGGAGCGCCACGTTGCTGCGGCCTACCCAACAAAATTTGGTTTATAAGCTCGTCAACTTGTTGTTGCATCATTCTTTCTGACGCAGTTCTTGCTGCCAATCCAACAGCAGGAACAGCAGCAGCGCCAGCAGGGCCTCCAAGCACAAAACCAGTCCCGGCAGACAACGGCGCAGATATAACGCTAGTCGGCGAAAACTTCCCGATCATTCTCAACATATTCTGCAAAGTTCCACCGCGAGCAATTTGCGTGATCTGATCTTGTTCTTCTTGAGTAAACTGGCGCATACGAGTCTGATTGTTTGCGAGCCTTCTAAATTCGCTTCTTAAAGCATTTTCATACCCTGATTGCGTGTAAGTGCTAGATCCAGTTGTTTGAGCGCGATTAACTATCTCCTCAAACACGCCAGCCTTTGCATTCATGCTCCACAATCTACGAGCATCTCGCAGTTCGTTTACGCCTGCTTGATTCCCAGCAATTAAGTCTGCCGGCCTGATGTTATTAACATAGTCGTCAATCTGGTTTACGATAAGTCTAGCAATTCTGCGCTCATCCCTTTCGTTCGATGCGGCGGCGCCAGAAGCTACTCGACGTAAAATCTCAAGCTCATCAAGAGTCCGAGGTTGTTGCCCTTCTTGCGCTAGACGGTTTAGAACCGCCGTAACACGAGGATGCAATCCCTCATCATATCCAGCATTCCTAACTCGCTGCTCAATTCCAGTAATAGCGTTTTGCAGACTTTGCGGAGTAACGATTACGCCAGATTGCGTTGCTCGTTGATAAGCGCCCTGCGATTCTGCTTGAACAGCGGCCCGAGTAGGAGCTACTTCAAGTTCCCCGCGCCTTGCACCAGCCGCACCGCCAGCAGCCATCCCTGCCAGCACCCCAGCAATGGGAGAACCGGTAACTTCAGAAACAACCTCCCCTGTCGGAGCGCCAACAGCAGCGCCTGTAATTTGAGCGCCAGGGCGGGCTGCAAAAGTTTCCGCTACTTGACGTCCCATTGGAGTTGCTGCGGTCTGTGCCAGCCTAGCCGCTCCAGGGATTTGGCTCATAACACCGCCAACAGCACCGGACGCTGCTTGAATAGCTTGCTCTGGCAATGTTTCAGCTTGCGGCAAGCCGATCTGAGTTCCTAGCTTTTCAATGGCCTGCATTGGAGTCATTGCCATTTGATACTGTTGCGGAGCAATTAGATTGTACAACTGAGACAACGCTTCCGCAGCAGGAACAGCAACGGCCCCAGCCAGCATTCCGGGAGGCCCCAACGGTGCGCCAGCAAGTGCTCCTATTGCCGATGGCATTGCACCACGAGCCATCAAGCCAGGGATGCGCGATGCACGTTCAATAGGGCCTCTACTTGCTGTTGCAACATCCAAAATTTCTGTTGCAGAAGCGCCGGTTTGAACAGCTTCGGATACTTTTGTCGATAGTTTGTTTTCTAAAATGTAGTTGACAATCTCTTGATCAGAGATGCCCTCTTTCCGAGCCGCTGAGATTTTGTCAGCCAGAGCCATCTCTACCTCCCAAAGATTTCATTTAGCTTTTTACGAGTGTTTGGCTGTTGTTGGACAACAGACTTTTTGATGACTTCATCAATCGTTTTATTTGGGCCAAAGTCGGTCGAATAGGCATCACGAAGCAGCCCGAGCGTCTCGTTTGAGTAGTCTCGCAACTGGCGAAGCTGATCTCTAATTTGTTCAAAAGACTGAGCCTGACCAAGACTTGCCTGCAAGTTCTCAAACCTTGCGCCTTCTCGTTCAGTCAATGACCCGACCCCAGAACCTGTTGGAGACGACTGACGCAGCGCAAGAATACCCGCTGTAAATGATCGATTCTTCAGGTTGTCAAGAACAGCAGCAGCATCAGCCGCTGGAGTTCCTGGAATCAGTGACATGGTTTGTCCGCCAAACCCAACCGCACTCTTAAGCCCCGCTTCATTTGCAAGCAACTTTTCGGCTGTATCTCGCAAGTCTCGGATTTCTCTTGCCGCTTGAATACTAGACTTCAATACTGCTGGCTGGGACGCCTTAAGCTCGTTCCGCAACTTCAATGGAACAGCCTCATTGGCGACCATTGGGTTTTGAGGGCTTGCCTGTTGAAACAATTGAGCCTCTTGTGGCAGAACCGGCTGCGTCACTTGTGCAACTCGATCTGCAACGGGGGATACTTGCGGAGCCATTTGCGGGGCAGCAGGCGTAGCCACTTGCTGAGCTTGAGTCCCAAGAACCCTCTGCCCAAGCGCTGCAACCTGCGGGACAATATTTACCCCGGTATCAGCCTTAATCGTTTCAGCTTTCAATAACAGGTCTGTGTAAGAGGCCGGAGACGGCCTGCTTTGGAAGTTGAATGCCTCTGCCATTTGCTCGGGGCTTAAACCCTCTGTTTTGCCAAAATTGACTTGGGCATAAATCATCCCGGCATCATCAAGTTTTGGCGCCTTGCTTGCAGCCCAGATTTGCTGAGGAGGCTCAACCCCGCGCTTGTCAATTCTTATGACCGTGCCATCAGGTAGTTTCTCAAATACATATTCAGGCTTACCCATCCCACGCATCTCTTGGGCTGTCTTAGCCGCAGTCGCAAACTTAGACAGTTGCTCCGGGCCTAGAAACTGAGCCAGTTGCGAAAAAGCCTCTTGATTGCCAGCAAGAGCTTGTGGGCCTAGTTGCTGCACAGCCTGCTGCATCTGTTGCTGACGCTGTTGCTCTTGCAACTTCCTCATCATCTCCATTTCCTGGAGACGCTGCTGATACGTCCGCTGATACGCTTCCTGCCCAGCCATCAAACCCTGTACCAACCCAGCACCCGTGCCCGTCCTGACAGCAGACGGTGCCCCAGCAGCCAGCAGACCTAGCCCCAGGTTCAACAACCCAGATCGTTGCGCTTGACTCTGTAGCCTTTGGGCTTCATCTGCACCCAGCAGACCCTCAGCGTAAGAGGGTGCCTGGGGAAACAACAAACTAGCTAGACCGTCCATGATTGCCTCACAGCAGCGAAATAGGTTGACGCTGGACAAGTTTCGGTGCCAGCAGAGATGCAACAGGCCCAACAATGTCAGGAGCCTTGCCAGCAGATACACCAGCTTGCGGAGCTGCTTGACCTCTATTCGCAAGCAACGCACCTAGAGCTGTACTCGCAAGCGAACCAAACGGAGACCCCTGCGTAGTTGTTGCCGCCGCATCCCCGCCACCGAACAAGTCTTTCAACCCCGGGACACTCGACAACGGGATAGCACCAAGCGCCCCCATACCTGCACCGGTCACAGCGCCTTTGGTTACAAACTCTACAAAGTCACGCACAGTTGCGCCTTTGCCAAGACTACTAATCGGAGAAGAAGTAATCGGGGCTTGATTAACAGTCAGGTCAGGCATCGGGCCATAGCCTTCATTGCCAAGCAAAGCCGCTTTATCAGCGTTGCCCATAAGCGAGCCAGGGTCAACAGAACTTCCCGGCGTCCCAGCAAGTTGCGACGCCTCAGCACCGCCATATCCAGCATCACCTAACAACATCGACTTATCGAGGTTGCCAAGCGCAGGCTGTACTTGAGGTTGCGGCATAACATCTAACCGGAGATCAGATACCCCAGGCATACTAGAAGGCAACTGTGACACCATAGAGGCTTCTAAAAGCCCTAGATTAGACGCAGCCATCTCTGGTGTAATACCAGCCATGCCAGCAAAATCTGCGGCTTGTGCAGCGGTTATAGCCTCATCGAAAGGCATCCCTGCACCGAACGAGGTAGGCATAGACTCAACAATGGGAGCTGGTTGCAAATATCCGCTAACAGCACCTCCAAGCGCCCCGCGAATAATGTCTTGCGTATCTTTCCCTTGAATTGCTGGCAACGCAGCACCCGCTACAGCACCGGCGCCTGTAGACCCCAACAACCCAGCGCCAGCAGGGCCAAGCGCCATCCCACCGACACTTGTCAACAACGCTGTGTTAGCAGCCTTTGCTAAAGCGTCAAGAACTTTGTCTGCGGAATAACTTCCGAGCAATGTACCAGAAGGGTATGCGCTAACTTCTGTACCGCCTGGGCGAACCGTTAAAGCAAAATTTGTAGCAGGGCCAGCGGTTGTCGGGAAAGCATCAAGCGGATTAAATAAAATACCCGGGCCGTATCCTGGGTCTTGAGCTTTTATGTACTCAGGATTAGCGCCTAGTTCTGTCAAAACTTTGGCTAATTTTTCCCCAACAAAAAATCTGCCAACTTCTTCAACCCTGTAGCCAGAACCTTCCCCGCCTGAATCAGGAACTTGCCCCTCAACAGGACGAACAAACCTAGCTTCATTTTCTGTTAGGTTTCTTCCTAAAGATGGGCTGTACCATCCAATTTGAGGGTAATTTGGGACTTGTATTTCATTATAAACAGGCTCGTCAGCTTGATAACCGACAAATTGATACCCGGTTTTTGTCCCAACCGGAGTTGGACTATAAGCAGGCGTTACTCTTGTTTCATCTAATGTTTTTGGAGCCGCTTGTTGAAGCAGTTCTTGAATTTTCCCAGCATCAACAGCCATGATTAGCCTCCCATCGACCGCTCAACAGTCGCCAAATTCGCCGCAGCCTGGGCAGGAGTCACGCCATACGAGTTAGTACCGCCGCCAAACTGTCCCTTTAAAAAATCAAACAAAGCCGTTCCAGCAGTGCCCAACTGACTTAGAGCAGCTTTCAATGGGCTGTTAGGGTCAGTTAGCAGCGTACTTCCGACAAGTGCACCACCTAACCCCTCCAGCAACTTGTTAGGCTCATAGGTAGTGGTTACTTGCTGACCAGCAGGAGCGCTATAAACGGACGATAGATAGCTTTGCAGGTTGGCGTAAGGCTGCATTTCCTGGGCTTGGAACTTAGCCATTTCTCCAGCCATCTTTTCTCGCTCGTAGGTTTCTTGTGCTTGCCCAACACCCAACAATTTGTTGATGTCGTAATACTCTAATCCTGCAAGGTTCTGCGCGTTTTGCAAAGCTGCTTGTTGACGCTCACGCTCAGACTCATACCCCCTAAACGCCAGCGTCCCACCAATGTTAGATAACTGTTCGGCAAGCTGTCCCGTCGCTCTAGCCTGCAACTGCTGCATTGCCCCAGACCCGTATCGTCTAGCTCTAGATGCTTGAGACGATAGGTTAGCCATTGCATCTTGGAAGCTCTGTGTAATAGGAGCAATCGCTGATTTGAATGCCCCCTCAAAAAACGGGTTCATCCCAAGATACTCGCCGCGCAACGTCTTGCCAGCAGTAAGAGCAGCAGCGTCTGCAAGAGTGCTAGTGGACTGCGCCTGTGTTTTGGCAAGGTCAAGTGCGCTCTTTGTGGCCGGGTCTTGGCTTACATACCAATTGCCACTGTAAACGTCAGGGCCCTTAAGATTAAACAGCCGTTGAGCCTCTGTAAGCCCTGTATTGATATACGACTGCGTACCAGGAGCAGAACTAACAACAGATGATTGTGGGCCACTCATATCACACCTCACACGCCCATTGAATGGGCTTAAAACCAAACTCAGGAGCAACCTTCTCCCACCCAGGGCGCAGGCTGCTAAATGTCAATCGTTTTACCTTGGCTTCTGTGGCGATCTCTTTCGCCAACTCCATCGCCCCATCCAAACTCCACTCAGCCCAACCCGCCCACATATGCAATCCCTCTTTGCTCGGCTGCATCACGCAAAACGCAACAGGCTGGTTCTCTTTCAACGCTAGCCAAAGATACGCACGACGCTCTTTGATCTCGCAATACACATCCTCTGGCATCCATGCAACCGGACTAGACTGCGCTACTTCCTCCAGCTTAGGACGCATCCACGCCCAAACCTGTCCAATCTGTTCTGGTTGCACAAGAGCTTTAACCCAAGACGACATATCGATATACCTTGTCTGCTGTGTTATTGGAAAAGTGATTGACCGTACACTGACCATTCGTTTGATTGGACGCCCACACATCCGACGTTGACGATTCGTCTACCTTGTTGACAGTGACAATCGCTGAAGGGGTTGCCGGTCGAGTAGGAGTTGTTTGCGCTGGCAACTGTTGAATTGACAACGCCACATTTGTAGTCGCCCACATGATTTCTACATAGTCATTGGCAACCAGCTCAACGTAGAAGTTCAGCGCACCAATCAAGTGACCGTCAATACTCCCATGCTTGTTTGGGACAGAATACTTAGAGTTGCTGTTAGCGATATCCGTCCCGTTCTTGCGAAACCAAATATCTACATCCTCTATCTGACTGTTAGTATTTACAAACTGAATACTGAACTGGAAATTGTAGACACCTGGAGACTTAACGGTAATCCGACTACCACTAGCAACGGACACCCCATTCGAGTAATCTGTCGTCCCAAATTGCACCGCATACGCCGTTGTTGTATTTGCAGCAACTTGGTCTGTTGAGTCCTGAAACGACCCAAATGGAATCTCATCCCCGCTTGCAGCAGCGTTAGCAGGGGCAAACAGAATCAGCGATTCTTCAGAGATACGCTCATCGTACAGCGTGGTGCTGGTTACATTCCCCGTTGCAAGCGTAAGGTTGCCGACAGAGTTAATCTTGCCGTCTAGAATGCGGTTGACGATCTCCGCAACATCCCTGGGTGTCCCGCCTTGTTGGGATAGCCTGCGAAACATTAGCGGCCCCCAGTCGGCGTTATTTCAAACTCAACGCCCATCGCCTTAGCCCATGCTCCAGTCGGAGTCACCGATACACGATGGAATCGCCCATTAGACCGCAGAGATACCCGGTTTTCACTTGATGCAGACACCGGCGTAGAAAAGGTGATTTCGCCATCCAGCCTTTGCCTACTAGCAACAGATACATTCGCAGACCCATTGTCAATCAGAGGCCTAGCAAGGCGAATCATTGAATTAGCGCCAGCATCAATATCGCCGGTCGTTAATACAGCAGTCAACGGGTCGCCGCTAAACGTGACGATCTTCGCATCCCGAACGCCACCGAGAACAATCTGTCCACCAGCCCACAATCGAGAGTCTAAAGACGCTGGTAGCGCATCCAACGAGGCAGAGTACAGGTCAAGACCTTCTACCGATACGGGCTGAGTCGCTAACGTAGACACGAAATCAGCCGTTGTTTGGGCATAAGACCACTTGTCAACAGCCCAGTTGTAAATTAACAGGTAGGTCTGTGCAAACGTATTAGAAAAACTCCAGATCACTACCTTGTTCACCGGGTCAATCGCTGACGCAATGTTCTGTATCAGCGACGGGGCTACATTGTCAGCAAACCACCTGTCTACACGCTCGTTTCCTATGGGCTTTACCGTCTGGCCATCACACACATAAAACCCGTCATCCGACAGGAAATATGTGAATCCACCAGACTGCACAATGCTCCCACGGCTCAAACAACCCAGCGAACGGGTGATGTTGTCAAACTGGAAGAACAACGGAGCGCCAATATATGACATCCGATAAATCGACCGCTCCAACAACACAATGCCAAACTCGCCACCAGTAATTCCCATGATGTCGCCACCATCAGGGATGAATTGACTGTCAGACTGCGATCCTGTTCCAGGCGTCCAGTTTGTTTCGTCGTTTATATCCGACCACAGAATCTTATTTGGATCTGTCGTCGTGTTAGCAGCCACCACAAAATCTCGAACCACCGTCACATACTTCGCAACAGGAGCTGCCGCATCCAAGTCATAAAACACCGCCGACGAACCAAGTGTCCAGGCTTGCAACTTATCCTTACCGTTGGCCATTATGAGAACACCGCCAAATACAGCGTGGTCCCAAAAGTCTGTGGTGGTGTACGCAGTGACCCTAGAACGGTCTTCCAACGCCGTAGAGCTAGGATTGAACTGATATAGCTTATTCGGCCCAGCAGCGAACAAATACTGCGTTCCGCCAAACTTAGCAGGAATTGAAACCAGCAAGTTTTCGGTTGCCGCCTGACTGATATCAGCGGCTTCGTTCAACGGCAAATACCCAGCAGCAGTAGGGATGACATTCTTAGCATCAATCAGGTTGGATTCCAACCCAGACCGATCCGGCGTCCACTGATCAAACAATACTTTCATCGTGACAACACCGACATGACCAACGGAGACGCAGAGTATTCCGCCCTGTCGTCCGACTCAGAAAGATTCTTTACCCCACGGTCGTACAACTGTGACCACAGAGCAATCCGAGCGTCGTTCATGAGATACGGCTCAGCCTCGGCAAGACTGGCGTACAGCAACAGATCCGGGCAGTTAGCCATGAAAGCGTTGCTTGTGTTGGAGTCGCTCAAAAACGCAGGAGCAGCGTAATACAGCAGCGGAACCGTGTAGGCTGTGTCCGGCGTAGGGCCGAACTTGATCGTGCTTGCAAGGACCGTGTAATACAGCGGACGGCCTGATTCGTAGGTATAGCCATCCCGCTCAAGCGTGGATGGAGTCATGTACGTCATGGAATACGTCGGATTACCATCTACATACAGGTTCTTTAGCTCTAGGAAGTCAGACGGTAGATTGACCGTAGCAGTACCACCAACCGTCGTGAGATTGGTGGAGGTCAACATCTGGCGGATACGCAGCTCTCTGCGTAGGCGGATCTCTGCAAGCGAGATGAAGTCAGGAATCTGACTGGTCAGGTCACTTCTTGCGAGATAGTTTGCGACGCTTGTCTTTAGGTCGCTGTACGTTGCTAGTGCCATATTTTACGTCATCCCATCCAAATGTCCGCGCCCCAGTGTGTCCGATCATCATGGACAGATCGTGGTCAACAAACACGGGAATGTCGTTTTCCATGCACCGCACGCAAAACGTGACGTCTTCCCCGATCACATTACCGAAATCCGTCCAGATGATGTCGTGCCACGGACGAGGCAATGTATCGAAAACCGCTCTACGAACCAGTGTAACACCAAATCCCACCGCTGTCACTTGTTCTATGCCCGTTTTCCCTCTTGACTCCACCTTGTGCCAAACTTGTTTTGGCTCGGGTTTACCGTCAAGCATTTCTCTAGTAATCTCAAGATTTAACG